GGGCATGCCGCAATCGTGCAGGAACGGGACGTAGTCCTGGCCGAACGCGCTGCCGCCGCCGTCGAGATAGCGCTTGTGGTGCACGCGGATGCCGCCGTAGGTCACATAGCGCCACGGCTGCAGCGCGCGCAGCGCCGGTTTTATGGTGCGATATTCGAGTTTTTTGACGAAGTCCTTCACGCCGAAGTTCCGTAGCTTTCGAAAGCGGGCGCACCATGGCGTGCGCGTTGCAGACCGTCAACGCCGGCAACACTGCGCGCCGGCAACGTCATAGCCGGAGCGACGCTGTAAACGCCGTCGCGTCCTCGCTCATCACATCAACAAGCGAACGGAGCCTGATCGCATGTTTGCGATGCCGGGTTTGCGTGCCTTTTCGCTGGCCGCGGAGCGCTCCAGCGATGCCGTCTCATGCGGCGCCGATGGTGTGTTCGTCGGCGACGTTCCGCTGCTGCAGGCCATCGATGGCGCGAGCGCGAACCCGCAATGGGTCGTTCGCACGGTACCCGAGCTCAACGACGAACTGTCGACCCAATACGGCCTGCCCATCGACGTCGCTGCGAAAGCGAACGCGCTAGCGCTGATAGCCGCAGCGTTCAATCGCGGCGATCTCGCGATGGCCGCGATTGCCACCGTGCAGATGCAGTTTCCGGACCCGCCGCCGCTCGCGAAGGGCAGGGAAACCGACGATGAAATTGCCCGCCGCGCGCTCGAGCTGCACCGCAGCCGGCTGCTCAAATTCTGGGACCCGGAAAAACATCCACGCACCGGCACGCCGCCCAATCCCGGCTGGTTCGCCCCAGAGTCGGGAGAATCCGAGAGGCCAGTTCCCACCGGGCCGGAATCGATCACCGCTCTACCGGCAGCGATGGTTGGCGATCCATTCAAGAGGCCCCCTATCGTCGAAGGTGGCGGCAGGGGCGGGGGCGGGGGGTTTGGTAGTAGCGGTCCACCAGAACTTCCAGGTGAAGTCGCACGACTGCCGGTCGAAGCGCCACCTAAGCCAGCAGCTCCAGCGGGCCCCTCTCCTGAACCCGAGCTTGGAACGGCTCCGCGCAGCGGCGGCCGACTTGGAGGTGCAGCAACCCGCGCGCAGAACGCCGCGATAGCAGCAGACCTTGAGGCCCAGGGATATAAAATCACTGGAGGTGGCGGCCAGAAACCTGAAGAATACATTCGAGGTCCCGGGCCCCGTGGTCTCGGGGGAACATATGTTGACGTCACCGCCGTCAACCCAGAGACTGGTGCGGTGACACGCGTTCAAACAGTCGATACGCTTGCTGACGGCAGCCCAACACCGAGAGAGGCTGCTGCGGCCGCCAGGATTAGCGCCAAATATCCGAACGATACACTGATCCTGATTCCGAAAAGGCGCTCCCCATGACGCGCAATCTCATTATGTTTTATGCGACAGCTGCCGATCTAGGCCCGCTGCTTTCATCGCTGGAGATAGAGAGGAACCTGCAATACACCCTGGCCGGTTTATTCGAGACGAGCACGCCACAAACTTATCTGTCCTATGTCGATATTCCGGATTTCGGAATAGCGCGGCATCCAACGTCGATAGCGAACTCCGAATATCTTGTTTCGCCGCGAGGCGCGACGCTGTGTATTAGAGACGTTCCTCAGCGACGGGGCGGCGTCTATTACGCGATTGATCAATTGCTCAATGAGGACACGATTGTTTTTGGCCCAGGAGGCCGCCATGGAAACAATATTCTTTTGTATGGAAGGATTGGAACGGTCTATGACAGCTCCATGTCCAAAGGTCTTTACAATTTTTTCACAAGGCCATTTCGAGAAAATTTTAAGAGGACTGACGAGTTTCTCCTAGGGCCCGAGGCGCTCGATTTCGCTCGAAGAGGCGGCAGACTGGCCCTCAGTGCGTCTACGCCTACTGAGCACGATCTGAAGGTATCGTAGCGCTGTAATTTGTTTAACGCAGTGCGGCAGCGATACACTCATTCTCATCCCGAAAAGACCCGCGCAATGACCCGAAACCAAAGTATGTTTTACGCGACAGCGAAGGACCTTGCTCTTGTCCTATCCACGCTGGAAAGTCAGAAAGAGCTCGAATATACACAGACGGGGCAGTTCGAAACGAACAAGCCTCGGACCTATGGATCGTATACGAAAATCCCAAACTTCGGAGTGGCAAGCCATCCGACGGCCATTGCAAATCCATCGTACCTCGTATCGCTGCGTGGAACCCCAATACGCGCTCGTCGGATCATTCAAAACACTGGTAAACATCGCTTTGCCTTTGATCAACAGCTAAACGAGGACACCGTCGCCCTCTGGCCTGGCGGTCGCTACGGCAGCGACATCATCTTGGATGGAATGATCGGCACCATATCCGACACAGCGGCTTCCATAAGCCTCTATAAGTCTATGCTCAAAGCGCTTCGCGAGCATTTTGATAGGGTCGAGGAGTTCTTTGTGGGACCTGAGGCATTGCAGCTCGGGAAGGCTGGTTTTAGACTCACAGCCGCGGCATCAAGCCCTTCGGAATTTGATTTCAAGGTGTGACAATGCCGCGACGGTGTTGTTGACCCTGGACGCATGAAACGCTGCACGGACTCGCGAGCGGCGTTGAAGCAATCGATATGCTTGCCGACGGAAGCCCGACACCGAGAAAGGCTGCTGCGGTCGCCAGGATTCGCGCCAAATATCCGAACGATACGCTGATCCTGATTCCGAAAAGGCGCACCCGATGACTCGCAGGCTCATTATGTTTTATGCGACAGCTACCGATCTGCGCCCGCTGCTTTCATCGCTGGAGATGCAGAGGAAGCTGCAATACACCCGGACCGGTTTATTCGAGACGAACGCGCCCAAACTCATCGGTCCTATGTCGATATCCCGGACTTCGGGACAGCGCTGCATCCAACGTCGATAGCGAACCCCGCATATCTTGTTTCGCCGGAAGGCGCGACCGTGTGCGTGGAAGACGTTCCTCAGCGGCGCGGCGGCATTCTTTACTCGATTAGTCAGTTGCTCAATCAGGACACGATTGTTTTCGGCCCGGGTGGCCGGTATTGAGACGATATCATTTTGTATGGAACGATTGGAACGATCTCTGACAGTCCCATGTCTAAGGATCTTTACGAATTTTTCACAAGGCCGTTTCGGCAGAGCTTTAAGAGGCTTGGCGCGTTTTTCTTAGGACCCGAGGCGCTCGATTTCGCTCGAAGAGGCGGCAGACTGGCGCTCAGTGCGTCTACGCCTACTGAGCACGATCTGAAGGTATCGTAGCGGCATGGGATTTGCCCAACGGCACCCGGCCAGCGGTGACCTGCGATATTTTCCTCAGAATGGGCGAGTGCACTTCGGCCTTCGCTTGGGATCGATATAGCGACGACGCAGCTGCTCGCCCACCTTGCTAACTGGGGGGCACTACAGCGTGCGCCCGCGCCGTCAACGCGGCAGCACTGCGCGCTAGCGACGCCTTAGCCGGAGCGACCCCTAAGCGCTGTCGAATCGACGCTCTTCACGTCATCAACTAGCGGAGCCTGATCGCATGTTTGCGATGCCGGGTGCGCGTGCCTTTTCGCTGGCCGCGGAGCGCGCCAGCAGCGCCGTGTCGTGCGGCGTCACCGGTGCGTTCGTCGGCGATGTCCCGTTGCTGCAAGCCGTTGGCACCGGCGCGACAAGGCAATGGGTCGTTCGCGCAATACCCGAACTCAACGAAGACCTGTCGACGCAATACGGTCTGCCAATCGATGTTGCCGCGAAAGCTGCCTCGCTCGCCCTCATCGCGGCGGCCTTCAATCGCGGCGATCTGGCGATGGCCGCGATTGCCACCGTGCAGATGCAGTTTCCCGACCCGCCGCTGACGACGGGCAGAGAGGCCGACGAAGACATTGGCCGCCGCGCGCTCGAGCTGCACCGCAGCCGGCTGCTCAAATTCAGGGATCCCGCAAAGCATCCGCGCACCGGCGCGCCGCCCAATCCCGGCTGGTTCGCACCGGAATCAGATAGGACCGAAGCGATCCCCGTCATACCCGTTGCGGAGCGTCGACCGCCTTGGTTTTGGCCATGGGGAAAAAAGCCGGCCGCTCCCGGTGGCGGTGCAGGTCCTCCAGGAGGGGCTGAGTTGCCTTTCCCCGGCGGGGGCATTCCGAGACTGCTGCCACCAGCACCGGCGCCAGCGCCGGCTAGGCCAGCAGCTCCCCAGGGAGCGCGGCCAACTTGGAGTCCTCCTGATCCGAAATCGAAGTTGCCATTCATGAGCCAATCAGAGCCGCAGCTCGCACCATACGAGCCTGGCGGCAAAACTTCCGGTATCTTCCGGGCGCCAGGGATGACGCCGATAGAACTGCAGAGCGGGTATGACGGGCCAACAGCAGCAATACCAAAAGGAACGCCTGGCTTTGATGGAAACGTTCGATCTCACGTGGAGGCCCAAGCAGCGGCAATAATGCGGCTGTACGGCATTTCGGAGGCGTCGGTGGAGATCAACAATCCCGAAATATGCGACCAGTGCAACAATCAACTGAAAAGTATGGTTCCTCCCGGCGGTGTCTTGTATGTCATATTGCCGAACGGTCAAAGGGTGCCTTTCAAAGGCGAACGACAATGAGAATTCAATACTTCAATCACCAGGACAAGCTCGATCCGATGCACGGCGCCGTTGTCGCTGCGAGCGAACAACTTGCCGAGTTGCTTGACGAGACGAAACGTAAGCCGCCTTTTATTGCCAAGCTGAAAGGAGATAACGGATTCGAAATCTTGACAGGGATCGGTGAACGATTTTGTTGTGCTCAATACAGTTCCTCCGATGGCAATCCGCCGTATCTCATGGCAATGTCGGCACAACCCCCTCTGCAGCGCGGCTGCGTTGAGTTTCTCACTGCCGATACGCCGACGCCAACCCCGGCACGCTACATCATTCACTTCGATGAGCTGAAGGCGATCTTATTTTATTTTCTTCAGACGGGAGAGCCCAGCAATTTAGTCTCCTGGGAAGACTTTGACCCGGCTGCTTTAAGGGTGGGGTTGTCTCAGATGGGTAGAGATATATAACCCCGAAATATGAGACAGCTGCAGGGCTGAGCGCTTCCTACCGGAGACCCTCCATACCCAAGAACCCTTAAGGAAGACGCGGAGCGTCCTCTCGATTCCTAAAGCGGCGTAGTCGCTCTCTTCGCCTCACCCCCCTGACGTGCCCTGAACGTTTCAACGCGGCATTGCCGCGACCGCTTGCCATATGAGGAGCCGCGATGAGCACCGTCACGCGCGAGCAGATTTCGGCTGCGTTCTTCGCGCTGGTCGCCGGCGCGGTGGATTTTGCCGCGACCAGCCGGCGCTTCGTGCATTGGGACCAGGTCAACGAGACGCAGATGCCGTTTCTGACCGTGCTCAAGACCGGCGAGGTGCGGGCCCGGCAGAGCGAGGGGCTGCCGACGCTGACCATCAACGTCCACGTGTTCGTCTATCTGTCGGCCGGGCTCGATCCCAAGGACGTGCCGGACAGCGCCATGAACGCCGTGCTCGACGCCATCGATGCGGCGGTGGCGCCCGGCGGCGCCGATGCGCTCAACGGCAACCGGCAAACGCTCGGCGGGCTGGTGGCGCACTGCTACCCGCTCGGCCCGGTCTTCGTCGACACCGGCGACATCGACGGCAAGGCGGTGGCGGCGATTCCGTTCCAGATCCTCGTGCCGTAACGCAACAAGCACGAACTAGCCGAAATCGCGAATAGCGAATGGCGAGTGGCGAATAGGGGCGAGCTCGCCCCCGACTGCCCGCCACTCGCTATTCCCCATTCGCTTTTTTCCATCATCTTTTCACCAACAGGAGCCTCCCCCATGACCCAATTCGCTTTCGGCAGCGGCACCTTGGTTGGCAAGCGCACCGACGTGACCGGCACGCCACCGGCGCTGCTCGGCACCTTGCAGGACGTCACGCTCGATTTCGACCGCAAGATCGAGCTGTTGGTCGGCCAGTACAACATGCCGGTCGCGGCCGGCGGCGGCGAGTTCAAGATCGCCGGCAAGGCCAAGTTCGCGCGCCTGCAGGCGTCGCAGATCAACAATCTGTTCCTCGGCCAGACGCTCACCGCCAACAGCATGATCGAGATGACCACCGGCGAGACCGACACCGTCACTGCGGCGGCCGTCATCGTGGCCAACGGCGCGACGTTCCTCGAGGATTTCGGCGTGTTCTATGCCACGACCGGCGCGCAGCTCGTGCCGGTCGCCGCTTCGCCGACGCAGGGCCAGTACATTGCGCCGTCGGGCAGCCCGGGCACCTATACGTTCAATGCCGGCGACAACGGCGCGGCGGTGGTGATCTACTATAGTTACAGCGTCGCCTCCGGCAACAAGATCGCGCTCGCCAATCAGCTGATGGGCCCGGTGCCGCTGTTCGAAGTGTCGCTGAAGGAGACGTTCAATTATTTCGGCGTCAACAAGGACATCGTGGTCAAGCTCAACGCCTGCGTCGCTCCGAAACTGGCGCTGCCGTTCTCCAATCAGAAATTCACGGTGGCCGAGTTGGATTTCCAGGCCATCGCCGACGGCGCCAACAACATCGGCAGCATCAGTCTGACCGAGTAAGCCGCGCGCGCAACTTGATCTCGCGGTGATCGGCCCGGCGGCCGCCAGCAAAACCAGCAACACCGGAATAGCCATGACCGAGCCGAGCCGCGGCGCCGGCCAGCCAAACTGGCCGTTGTCGCCGTATCAGATTGCCGTGTCGTACGGCACCGCCGCGGGCACCGGCGCCGGCATTGCGCGCGGCGGCGGCGCCGACTGGTTCGGCCCGCTCGATCCGCTGCGGCCGATCGCGCCGCCCGAAGTCGCCGGGCGGCGCTTCGATTTTCCGCCGGGCTACAATCTCTCGGTCCGGCCGCGCGCCTACGAGCCGATCGGCTTTGCCGAGCTGCGCGGTTTTGCCGACGCCTACGATCTCTTGCGCCTCGTCATCGAGACCCGCAAGGACCAGATGGAGCGGCAGCGCTGGTGCATCCGACCACGCGGCCCGCTGCCGTCGCTCGCCCGCGCGCGGGGCAGGGAAGGGGGGAGCCGCAAGTCCGCCGCGCTTGCCGTCGACACCGGCGCGCGCATCGCCGCCATCGAAAAATTCTGGCAAAAGCCCGATGGCGTCACGCGCTGGAAGACCTGGCTGCGCGCGCTGCTCGAGGACATGTTCGTCATCGACGCGGCAACGCTGTATTGCCGGCGCACCCGCGCCGGGCAGCTGTGCGCGCTGCATCAGCTCGACGGCGCCACCATCAAGCGCGTCATCGATGATTGGGGCCGCACGCCGCAGCCCTACGCCGCGCCCGACGGCAGCACGATCTATCCGCCGGCCTACCAGCAGGTGCTCAAAGGACTGCCGGCGGTCGACTACGCGGTGCGCGACATCATCTATCGGCCGCGCAACGTGCGCGCCCACCGGGTCTACGGCTACTCGCCGGTGCAGCAGGTGCTGATGACGGTCAACATCGCGCTGCGCCGCCAGCTCTGGCAGCTCGATTATTTCTCCGAAGGCTCGATCCCGGACGCGCTGATCGGCGTGTCGGCGGGCTGGACGCCGGACCAGATCCGGCAGTTCCAGGATTACTGGGACACCGAGTTCGCCGGCGACCTCGCAAAGCGCCGGCGCGCCAAGTTCGTGCCGGGCGAGAGCGCGGTGAAGGTGCACCAGACCAAGGAGCCGGAGCACAAGCAGGACTTCGACGAGTGGCTCGCGCGCATCATCTGCTACGCGTTTTCGGTGCCGCCGCAATGGGCGGTGAAGCTGATGAACCGCGCCACCGCCGACAATCAGTCGGCGCAGGCCGAAGAGGAGGGGCTGGAGCCGACCAAGGAGTGGGTCAAGGACCTGGTCGACGAGGTGATCGCCGACGAGTTCGGCTCGCCCGACCTGGAGCTGGCCTGGCTCGACGAGGACACCGGCGCCGCGCAAGCCGAGGCGGCGCTCGAAGCGCGGGTCAAGATCGGCGCCGCGACGCTCAACGAGTTGCGCGACGCGCTCGGCCTCGCCCCGTTCCAAAATCCCGCTGCCGACCGGCCGATGGTGCTCACCGCCACCGGCTACGTGCCGATCGAAGCGAATGCGGGTGGGGAGGGGACCAATGAAGCATCCAACCCGGGCGTGCACGGTGGTGATGCGGGCGGTCGCACGACAGTTGTTGCCAAAGCGAGTCCGGACGATCCAAAGCATCCAGGCTGGCCTGCTGGCACTCCAGACCGCAAAGGCGGCCAGTTCCGGCCCAAAGACGCGGCGCCCACATCAGAACCGTGGGACACGCTCGATCACGCGGTAATACCTTACCAGCCATACGCCAAAGGTCACCACTGGATGACAAAAAAGATTTTCACGAAAAGAAATTTCTCAGATGCAGTAAAGGAGTTTTTCGATGATTCCCTTTCGGGGGCTCTTGCTGATCCAAGTGTAAATTATAATACCAAAGAACATAGGCAGTATGATGATGCGCTCAACGAGCTCCTTGACAAGTACCTTAAAAGAAAAAATATTACAGAAGAACAAATGACCATTGAACACGCACAGGAAGTTTTGCGAGAGATTGAAAATTCAACTGACCCTAGGATTCGTGATTTTAACGCGAAGATTAAGCGTGAGAGATCGAGATATATATGGCGTTATGGTCCCTGGCGACGAGGAGGCAGAGGTGGTGAATAATAACAACACAATAACTCGACGCGACATGGACTCGATGAGTCGAGACGAATACGATCGTCGCCAGACTGAACAGTTTGCCGTGTTCGAGCGCCTGCAAGATCGAGTTGAGAAGCTGCTTGAGCGCTTTGGTCGGCCTGATTATCTCCCGGGGCAACCTTATGGTGACTACCATCTCAACGGCGATTATAACGAGTATCCGATAGTTGGTGTCTTTGTCGACAATCTAAAGCTCTTGCGCACGCCCGTTGTGAACGCTCTCCAAGAACTGGTCAAAGATTTTCCAGGATGGCAAATTGACCTTGCAGTGACAACACGAGGGCACGAAGATTGGCCCGATATGGGCATCTCGATTCGCGCCGACGAAATTGTCGATGACCTGCAGCGGCAATATTTCCCTAAGGAGTACCAGGACCTCACCTATGAGGGCGCGAGGCGAGGAAAACTAGTCGACTGGTAGTGCGTGCCGCATCCATCCGAATATCTTAAAAGGTTGCTTCGCGGCAGTCTCTAACAACAGTCTCTGAAAGGCCTGCCGGCGGTCGACTATGCCGTGCGCGACATCGTCTATCGGCCGCGCAACGTGCGCGCTCACTGGGTCTACGGTTATTCGCCGGTGCAGCAGGTGCTGATGATGGTCAACATCACGCTGCGCCGCCAGCTCTGGCAGCTCGATTACTTTTCCGAAGGCTCGATCCCGGACGCGCTGATCGGGGTACCGGCGGGCTGGACGCCGGACCAGATCCGGCAGTTCCAGGATTACTGGGACATCGAGTTCGCCGGGGACCTCGCAAAGCGCCGGCGCGCCAAGTTCGTGCCGGGCGAGAGCGCGGTGAAGGTGCACCAGACCAAGGAGCCGGAGCACAAGCAGGACTTCGACGAGTGGCTCGCGCGCATCATCTGCTACGCGTTTTCGGTGCCGCCGCAATGGGCGGTGAAGCTGATGAACCGCGCCACCGCCGACAATCAGTCGGCGCAGGCCGAGGACGAGGGGCTCGAGCCGACCAAGGAGTGGGTCAAGGACCTGATCGACGAGGTGATCGCCGACGAGTTCGCCTCGCCCGACCTGGAGCTCGCCTGGCTCGACGAGGATACCGGAGCTGCGCAAGCCGAGGCGGCGCTCGAAGCCCGCGTAAAAATCGGCGCCGCGACGCTCAACGAACTGCGCGACGCGCTCGGCCTCGAGGCGTTCCAAAATCCCGCCGCCGACCGGCCGATGGTGCTCACCGCCACCGGCTACGTGCCGATCGAGGCGGGTGCGGGTGGGGAGTCCTCGCCCCTAAACGTCGATAATAGCAGAGTACCAAAGACTAAAAAGTCGGCTCCGACACCGACGCTCGAATCAGCGGAACAGGCCCTCATCGGGGAACTTTCACTGCTGCTCAACAAGTATGGTTACAACCCAGAAGAACCACGCGTTCCCAAGCACGATACAGGTGGAGGAGAATGGACACAGATTGCAGCGTCGGACGATTCGGATGAAACGTCCGACGCACCAAAGCCTCCTGTACGTTACCAAGGAAGCAAGAGAAATATTCGACAAAGCGAGGTCTGGCGCGCTTGCTGATCCTAAGGTAAACGTAAACAATGCAGAACACATTGAGTACAATCAGGCAGTTGACGAACTATTCGAAAACTATTTAAAGAAAAATAAGATTTCGCCCGCGGAGATGACGGCAGAACACGCGCAGGAAATAGTTGCTGAGGTTAGGGTGTCAAGAGACCCGCGAATCAGCGGTCTCAGAATGAAGATCATTCGCGAGCGGCTTCGCTATATCAACGTTTATGGCATAGGACGAGGGCGTGGCGATGAGGAATGAAGCGAATGCTCAAACGAACGGTCACGATGGCGATCCTCTCGAAACCTTTGAGCGCCTGTACAAAGGTGTCGGTGACTTGCTTGCGCGGTTTGGCCAACCGAACTTCCTGTCCGGAAAGCGTTATGGGGACTACTCTGTCCACGGAGATTATAACGACAGCCCAGAGGTAGTAGTTTTCATAAGTACCCTAAAAATGCTGCGGCCGGCTATCGTGTTTGCCCTTCAGCAGCTTCTCAAAGGGTTCCCAGGTTGGGAAATCGATCTGAGGGTAGTATTGTGGGATCATTTAAGGGAATGGCCGGAAATGAATGTGCGTATTCTGGCGGATCGGATTATTGACGGCTTACAGCGGCAATACTTCCCGAAAGAGTTTCAAGACATTCAATACGAGGGGGGCTTGCCGCGAACCGCACACGATTAATACAAGTCACTGTGGGTCGGTGATGAGTAACAACACAATAACTCGACGCGACATGGACTCGATGAGACGAGACGAATACGATCGTCGCCAGACTGAACAGCTTGCCGTATTCGAGCGCCTGGAAAATCGTGTTGATAAGTTGCTTGAGCGCTTCGGACGGCCTGACTTTCAGCCAGGACAGCCGTATGGCGATTATCATGTCCACGACGATTACAGTGAGTATCCGCAGGTTGTTGTATTTGTTGACAATCTGGAACTGCTGCGCAAGCCGGTAGTGGATGCTCTCCAAGGACTAGTCAAAGACTTTCCGGGATGGCAAATTGATCTCATGGTCACGACACGAGGCCACGAAGATTGGCCTAATATGGGCATTTCGATTCGACCGGATGAAATTGTTGATGATCTGCAGCGGCAATATTTTCCGAAGAAATATCAGGACCTCGCCTATGAGGGCGCTAGGCGCGGAAAACTAGTCGACTGAGAGGGGCCGCGCCGCATTTGCGGGATAGGAATGGTGCGATTATTGCGATATATGATGTAAAGACTGGAAAGAGTGGCCTAACTCCTGCGAGAGCTGCTGAACTCCGAGCGAAGACAGGGGCGGGGCCGACACGCCCGTGGATTTGCGGCTTTTTCCCGATGCATCTCCGTGGCGAATTGACGGGATTTGAATGTTATCATGAAGATTCCAGCGAGATCATTGCCCTGAATCCAGATTTAGGAATCGATCATCCGTGGAGGTTCGTGCTAGCGTTCTCTTGGCTCGGCAGCAAGTGGAATGAGTTCATCGCGGCATGGATGGCTGCGACTGCCTATATCCGAGCGACCGACGGCATAATCATCGACGGCGAGGACTGGAAATTTTATACCGCCGCTCAGGCGCGCGCCGTTGTGGATGACAATGAATCGCCCGCTACGCTCGCGCGGCTACAGGCGATCAGGGACGAGCTGAGCCGAAAAGAGTGAGACACCTCAGGTACGCCGAACAGTCCGGCGAATTCTCTGCTCCCAGCGAACTTCACTAGAATTTATTGCTATCACGGGCGCGAAGTTCGTGCGTGGTGTACCGGCTCACGCCGCAATCAACAAGCGTGTCATCCACGCTGGAAATGCACAGAATAGGAGCGTCCTTTGAGCCTTGATCCGGACCAAAATCTCGACCGCGGCGCCGCGCGCCAGGTCACGCTTGCCGGGCGCGGGTTTTACGTGGCGCCGCTGTCGCTGCGGCAGATTCTCGCCATCGCCGATCACGTGCCGAAGCTGTCGGGCATCACCGTCGAAAACCTGAGCGGCGAGCGGTTGTTGCCGTTGGCTGAGGTGGTGTGGCACGGTTTGCGCCGCGCCCATCCTTCGCTGACGCGCGAGGAATTTTTCGATCTGCCGATCCCGATCGGCGAACTGGTGGCGGCGCTGCCGGTCGTCATCGAGCAGGCCGGCGGCAAGCGGATCGAGGCTGACCAGGCGGGGGAATAGACGGCGACGAGCGCTTCGAAACCGCGGACTGGCGCGCGCTCGTCGCCGAGCTGGTGATCGAATTGCGCTGGACCCGCGACGCGGTCCTCGACCAGGTCGACATGCCGTTTCTCGAGGCGCTGCGCCGCGCCTGGACTGAATGCCCGCCGGCGCGGCGCATCGTTGCCGCTTACCTGGGCTACAAGCCGCCGTCGCGGCCGTCGAGCAATTTCCACGAGCTGCTCGCCATGTTTCCGAACGGCGCCATCAGATAAATCGCGGAGAACTACAGCATGGCCGAGCAGAGCGAGGTGCAGATCCGCTTCACCGCGTCGACCGGTGACGTCACGAGCGGAATCGCCGAGGTTCATGACGCACTCGGCGGGCTGAAGCAGGACGTGGCCAATGTCGCCGGCGCGCTCGGTGGTTTGCAGAGCGCATTCTCCGTTGCGCTCCCAGCCGACAAATTGGACGAGGCGCGCAAGGCGTTTGACGGCCTCGGCGTTCAGACGGCGCGTGCGGCGGGCCAGATCAGAGACATGGGCACCGAGATCAAGCTCCTGCATCTGGGGCTTGCCGAGCGCAAGGTCCTGCTGCAGGCCGAGGCCCAGCAGTTCGCCATCACGCAAAACCAGAAGTTCACGCTGCTCAAAGAAGCGACCGAGAACGAATACCAGGCTGAGCTGGAGCTGCTCGAAAGCAAGCTCAAGCTTGGTGATCGCGAACTCGAAGAAAACAAAAAGTGGCTCGATAAAATCAAGCTGCTCAAGGCCAAGCACAATATCGACATGATGAAGCTCGACGCCCAGGCGATCGCGGAACAGACCAAGGAATGGAACAAGGGGCTGTCGATGATCACGAGCAGCTTCAATACGCAACTGCGGGGTCTGCTCGCCGGGACCACGAGCTGGTCGCAGGCGTGGAAGAAAATGCTCGGCGACATGATTATCAAGTTCATCGAGATGTGCGAGCAGCTGGTGGTGAAGTGGGCTGCGTCGCAGCTGGCGATGACCACGGCGTCGATCGCGGGCAACACGGCGCGCAAGGCGTCCGACGAAGCGGGTGCCGAGGCGAGCCTTGCGATCACGCTCGCCACCGCGCTCAAGGCGATCGCCATCGACGCAGCAAAAGTATTCGGCGGCGTATTCGGCTTTCTCGCCCCGGAAATGGGGCCGGCTGCGGTGGCCCCGGCCGCGGCCGCGATGGCAATGGTCGCGTCGACGACGCCGAGCATGGCCGTCGGCGGCTACGTGATGCGCTCCGGCCTCGCCATGGTGCATCAGGGTGAGGTCATTCCGGCGGCCCAGGTGCGGATGCCCTACGCGGGCAACGGCATGGGCGGCGGCGACACTCACATCAGCCCGAATATCAACATTACCGCCCTGGATTCACGCTCGATCCGCCGCTTCTTCGACGACAATGCCCATCATATGCTCCGCGCGCTGCAGCGCGGGTTCAAGGGCGGCGCGCATCTGCCGCTGCGAACCTCGACCCGATGAGCCGACAGCATGACAACGCCGCCGCTTTTGCCGACATTGCCTGGCCTGTCCTGGTCGCGGCACAAGAAGCCCGTGTTCAACACGCGGGTGGCCGGCCACGTCTCCGGCCGCGAGGTGCGCGTGCCGCTGATGGCGTATCCACTCTATGAGTTCGAGGCCAAGTACAATGGGCTGACATCGTCGGCTGCGCTGTTCGCCGGCCTGCAAGCCGCGTCGCTGCAAAATCTGATGGGCTTTTTCCTGCAGATGCAGGGCCAGGCCAACACGTTTCTCTACGCCGATCCAGACGACAACGCCGTCACCGGCCAGTTTCTCGGCGACGGCGACGGCGCGACCAAAAACTTCCAGTTCGTGCGCGCGCTCGGCGGCTTTGTCGAGCCGGTCGGCTGGATCACCGCGACCAATGCGGTCTATCTCAACGGCGCGGCGCAGGCCGGCGGTTCCTACAGCCTCACGGCGCCGAACACGCTGTCCTTTACTGCCGCTCCCGGTGCCGGCGTTGTCATCACCGCGGATTTCACTTTCGCCTTCAACTGCCGCTTCCTCGACGACCAGATGGATTTCGAAGAGTTCATGTCGAGTCTCTGGAAGCTCGATGGCATGAAATTCCGTAGCGTCAAGAGCTGGCTGGGCGGTTAAGCCGATCCGTTCTCCGAAATCGTCATTGCCGGGCTGACCCGGCAATCCACGCAGGCCTGCCGGCAGCATGGGCCCGCGCGTAAAGCCCGTGGCTGACGCAAAAGAGTGAGAAACGCATGAAACCCGCATCCACCGCGCTGATCAATTATCTCAACGCCATCCGCGCTGCGCCGGATGCAAGAATGCTGATGGCCGACGCGTTTCAGTTCACGCTCGCCAATGGCAACGTGCTCGGCTACACCAACGTCGATGTGTCGTTCACCTATAATGGCACACTGTTCGCGGCCAATTCGGTCCGCATCGACGGGCTCAAATACAAGGCGGCGATCGGTCTTGAGGTCGACCGCCAGCAGATTTCGGTTGCGGCCCTGGCCACCGACACCGTCACCGGCGGCGCGCCATTTCTGCAGGCCCTGCGCAACCGCGCCTTCGACGGCTGCCGCGTGGCGCGCTACCGCGTGTTCTTTTCCGATGCGATCGGCGGCACGTTGATTGGCGGGGTGCTGCTGTTCCAGGGCCGCCTCGGCACCATCGACGAGATCGGCCGCACGTCGGCGAAGCTGACGATCAATTCCGATCTCGCGGTCCTCGACCACGACATGCCGCGCAACATCTACCAACCGACCTGCCTGCACACGCTCTACGATGCCGGCTGCACGCTTAACAAGGCGTCTTTCGGTACGGGCGGCGTGGTCGGCGTAGGTTCGACCTTCTCGATAATTAACTGGAGCGGCGCCAGCGCCAATTTCGCCCAAGGCACTATCACGTTCACGTCGGGAGTGAATTCCGGCGTAACCGCGACCGTCGGCTCGGCGCTCGCCGGCGTGGCGCTTTATCTGATCTATCCGCTGCAGAGCGCGCCCGCCGCGGGCGACGGTTTCACCGTCTATTTCGGCTGTGACCATACCCAAGCGACATGCACCGGCAAGTTCAACAATCTGGCCAACTTCCGCGCATTCCCGTTCGTGCCGCCGCCGCAAATGGCCATCTAAATCAAGCGATTGCCCGGCGCCTGATCGTGCGCTGCGGACTTGGCTGAAAAATCCGCCGAGTAATTTGCGGTGGTTGGAGACCGCGATGCAAAAAAATAACGCGAACGCGAATGAGATCGCGCAGCGCGCGGCGATCGTTGCCGAAGCGCGCTCCTGGATCGGCACGCCGTACCACAATTGCGCCGACGTAAAAGGCGCGGGGGTCGATTGCGGCATGCTGCTGGTCCGTGTGTTCGTCGACACCGGGCTGTGCGAGCCATTCGATCCGCGGCCCTATCCGCCGGATTGGCATCTGCACCGCGCCGAGGAAAAGTATCTCGGCTTTGTATTCGACCGCGCCCACGAGGTCTCGGCGCCGCAACCCGGCGACGTGGCCGTGTTTCGCTTCGGCCGCTGCTACTCGCATGGCGGGATCGTCACCAGGTGTCAGGCATCAGGACATCGGGAATGGGGCCCCACCCTGATGCCTGATGCGAGATCCCTGATTTCCGATATCTGGATCGTCCACGCCTATGCACCGGCCGGTCGCGTGCTCGAGGAGCGGGTGCAGCAGAACGCAGTGCTTGGCGAGCCGATCCGCGCGCCAAAGTTCTTCAGCTTGTGGTCACTTAATCATCAGCCGCGCGCCGATGAATTGGCGGGCGGCACGTCTAGCATCGCGCGGCCCTCAGTCGCCGCAGATTGCACGGCGGATTTTGCCGCCTCGTCCGCCATGCCGGCTGAGGCGCTGGGCCACCGTGCGATGCAAAAAGGACGCGGGCGACTGGAACCATGAGCGGATTTCGCAACCTCTTCGGCAGCGCGCCGAGCAACACCACGCCGGATTATACCGGCCTGCAGATCCAGACCGCGGTGTCGACGCTGCCGGTGCCGATCGTCTGGGGCACGACCAAGATCGCGCCGAACCTGATCTGGTACGAAAACTTCCGGATTCATCAGGGCGGCAGCGGCGGCAAGGGCGGCATTTTCGGCGGCGGCGGCAACCAGTCGCAGACCAGCTATTCTGCCGACGTCATCCTGGCGCTGTGCGAAGGCCCGATCGCCGGCATCCGCCAGATCTGGCGCGGCCAATCGCTCTTCACCCTGGCCCAGCTCGGCCTGTCGCTGTTCGTCGGCACGACGCCGCAGGCGGTGTGGTCTGGGTTTTCCGGCGAGTTCTTCTTCGAGGGGGCCATTCTCGAGTTCTCGCCGCCGTATCCGGCCGAAGCGCTGGCCTATCAGGGCACCGCCTATGTGGCGGCGCTCAACTACCAGCTCACCAGCTCCGCCACGCTCGACAACCACAATTTCGAGGTCAAGGGACTGCGTTGGATCACCGGATGGGACCGATCGAGCTATCCCGAAAACGGCTTCGATGCCGATCCGGCGCTGATCATCGACGACTTTCTCACCTCGACGCAGTTTGGCGTCGGCTTTCCGTCGGCATCGATCGACGCCACAACCTTGTTCACCCAAGGCGGCGGCAACGACGCGTCGCTGCAAACCTGGTGCCGGGCCAACGGGCTGTCGCTGTCGCCGGCGCTGACCTCCCAGGAGCCGGCTGCTTCGATCCTCGCCCGCTGGCTGCAGCTGATCAACGTTGCCGCGGTGTGGTCGAACGGCACCTTGCGCTTCATCCCCTACGGCGACCAGACCGTCACCGGCAACGGCATCACCTTCGTTCCCGGCGTGACGCCGATCTACAATCTGACCGACGACGACTTCATCGTCGAAAGCGGCGCCGACCCGCTCGAAGTGTCGGTCTCCGATCTCTACCAGGCCTATAACGTGCTGCGGGTCGAGTGTGCCGACCGCAACAATCAATACGCGCTGACCACGGTCGAAGCGCGCGATCAGAACGCCATCGAGTATCTGGCCGCGGCGACCGGCGCGGCCGGCGTGCGGCTCGCCCCGACCGTCACCGCCCACGAAATCTGCGACACCAACATTGCGCTGATCTCGGCGCAGCTTCAACTGCAGCGCGGCCTCTATATCCGCAACACCTATAAATTCCGGCTGTCGTGGGAATACTGTTTGCTCGATCCGATGGACCTGGTCACGGTCACCGATACGATCCTGGGCTTGAACAACACCGCGGTGCGTATCACCGACATCGAGGAGGACGATAACGGCTACCTGGAAGTCGCCGCCGAAGAATTTCCCCAAGGCGTGGCGTCTGCCGTGCTCTATGCCACCGCGTCGGCGACCAGCAATCCGGTGAATCGCAACGCCGGCGTCGGCTCGGTCAATACGCCGATCCTGTTCGAGCCGACCGACGAGCTCGGCGGCGGCCTGCAAATCTGGGCCGCGCTGTCGAATGCCAACAGCCTTTATGGCGGCTGCAACGTCCTGGTGGCGACCGGCGCGGATGGGCCGTATGGCTGGGTCGGCACGCTCAATCACAATTCGATGATGGGCGTTACCACCGCGGACCTTCCGGCGGTGGCGGACAACCCGGTCTCGACCACGCTCGATTCGCTCAACACGCTGGCGGTCGACCTCACGCAATCCAACGGGGTGCTCGCCGCGGCGTCGCCGGCCGATATCGCCGCGCTCGACAACCCCTGTTATGTCGGCGGCGAAATCATCTGCTTCGGCGCCTCGGCGCTGACCGCGACGAGCAACTACAGCCTTTCCAACCTCGCTCGCGGCACTTACGGCAGCGAAACATCGATCGCGGACCATCCGGCCGGAACGCCGTTCGCGCGGCTCGACAACGTCTTCAAGTATCCGTTCGGCCAGGGCCAGATCGGCCAGACGCTCTATTTCAAGTTCCAGTCGTTCAACGCCTGGGGCGGCGGCGTGCAGTCGCTCGCCGATTGCGCGGCTTACCCTTACGTGGTCACCGGCTCGGCGCTGCTGTCGCCGCTGCCGAACGTCACTGACGTCTATTCGAACTATGAGGCCGGGTTTCAGAAAGTCTACTGGAACCAGGTCAGCGACTTCCGCCCCGGCGTCGAATACGAGATCAGGCAGGGGCCGAGCTGGGCCACCGCCTTGTTCATGCGGGTGCAGGCGCATCCGCCCTTCATTGCGCCCGGCAACGGCACCTACTGGATTTCGGCGCGCTGCCAGCCGGTCGCCGGCGGGCCGATCGTCTATTCCGAGGACCCGGTCTCGATCGTCATCTCCGGCAATCAGCTGGCGCTGACCTATTCGCAGAGTTTTGACGAGGTCGCGACGCTGTTCTCCGGCTCGCTGGATTACGGCCTCACCGGCGCCGGCGGCTCGACGCTGTCGGCTTCCTTGTCGCCCAATACCAAGGCCGGCCCGAACGCCGCGGCGATCGGCACCGGCTCTTCGGCCGGGTCGACGACCTGCAGCATTACAAACGTCAACGTGCCCAAGGGCGCGCTGATCGTCGTCCTGGTGACCGACAACGGCAATCTCACCGTCGGCTCTATGGCAGACGGCAGCAACGGCAATTACAGCCTGGCGGCTTCGCTGCTCTTTGCGCCCGGCTTCGGCGCCGTCGGCAGCGTGTTCTACTTTCAGAATTCGGCGGCGCTCGCCAACGCCACCATCACCTATACGGCGCGCAATGCGGCGAACTCGCTGACCATGACGGCGTTCTATGTCACCGGCATGCAGCTTGCGGGCGCACTCGATGCCGCGGTCATCGCTTCCGCGCTCGGCACCTCGACGGCGCCGAGCGTGACGTCGGGCGTACCCGCCGCGGCGAACGAGCTGATCGTCGGCGCGTCGTTCAATTTGGATCCATCGAGCGCCGGCCCGACCTACACCCAGGCGGCAGGCTTTTCCACGCCGCCCACCGCCAAAATGTTTACGGGCAACAGCGGCACCGCCGGCGGCATTTTGGTCGATACGGCCAACAGCGCGAAGACCTTCGCGCCGACCCTGTCGGCAAGCGTGCCGTGGGCCGCGATCGTCGTCGGCTTCCAGCCTGCCGCCAACCGGGTCCCGGTGCTGAGCCTGCCGTCGCTGGTCGGCTACGGCTTTGCGGTCTCCGATTCGACCTCGCCTTCGGTTATTCCGGCCGGCGCCAGCGTGCAGTCGGTTAATTTCTTCAACTCGACCGATTACGGCGCGCTCGAGCTCGTCAACACCGACACGCTCGCCACGATCGACGACGGGCTGATCACCGACAGCGTCGGCACCATCATCGACGACGGGTCGATCACCGATTCGGTGGCGGAGCTCACGCTGTCCGCCACCGTCGCCGGCGCCGGGCCGGCGAACGGCGATACCATCGCACTCAAAGGCGTGCCGCTCGATGTGGCGCTTTATTACGAGCCGCCGAACGGTCACTGGCTCGCGTCGAGCTATCTGGTAAGCAACGATGCCAGGATCAACGCCAATGCCGCCTTCGCCGGCGTCGCGTTCGGCGCGAACTTTTTGGCGCTCGGCGATTTTCTCAACGATCCGGATTTCTTGGGCATCACCGAGACTTCGCAAATCTCCGGCTGGGTCGAGATCGCCACTGCGTCCAACCTGCCATCGACGCCGAATCCGCAATGGAGCCGGTGGCAGCAATTCACGCCGGGTGTTTTTCCGGCGAGTGCCTGGAAGCTGCGCATCGGCATGGAGAGTTCGTCGCCGCTGGCGCAGCCGCAATGCTCGGCATTCTCGTTCACGGCGCAGCTGCCGACCCGCACCGATAACTACGTCAATCAGGCGGTCGGCAGCGGCGGTCTCACCATCGTGTTCAAGCCGGACGGTGCGGTCTCGACGCAGCCGTTCAATGCCGGCGTCGCCGGCAACACCCTGCCGAGCTATCAGGTCGATTGGCAGGCCACGGCAGGCGATACCTACGTCGTCAGCGGCTTGTCGTTGTCGCAACTGACGATCCAGTTCTTCAACGGCGGCGGCGCGGTATCGCGCACCGCCTTGATCATTGTGCAGGGAGCTTAAAAAGCATGTCGCAGGCACAGACCCTACTGCCGACCGTCGGCACCATTTCGGGCGTGGCCGAGCAGGGCCTGATCAACGGTCTCGCTGCGGCGCTGCGCTCGAAATTCTCCGGCGGCTCGGTGCCGTCCGCCGCGGGCTCGCCGGATGGTTTCCAGGACTGGATGGACACCTCAGTGTCCGGGCAGGCGACCTGGAAGCTCTACCTCGCGGCCACCACCAGCTGGCTCGCGCTGATGACGATCGATACCGCCACCGGCGCGATATCGCTCAATGCCGCATCGACGCAGAACTGGGCCGCCGCGTCTGGCACTCATGACGCCATCACCGCGGCTTACGATCCGCCGGTGACGCTGCTGATCGACGGCATGGTGCTGTTCTTCCGCGCCACCGCGGCGAACCTCACCCAGGCGCCGACCTTCGCGCCGAACGGCTTGACCGCGCACGCCATCACCAAAAACGGCGGCCAGCAGCTGTGGATCGGCGACATTCCCGGCGGCAATGCCGAGATCGCGCTGCGCTACAATGCGGCCAACACGCGCTGGGAGTTGCTCAATCCGCCCGACGTGCCGATCGGCGGCATCGTGCCGTATTTCGGCGCCAGCATCCCGCCCGGCTTTGCCCTGCCGCAGGGGCAGAACCTGTCATCGACCACGTACCCCGCGGCCTCGACCGTGCTCGGCGTCACCTACGGCAATCCGGGCGGCGGCAATTTCACCATGCCCGATATGCGGGGGCGGTTGCCGGCGATGTTGGACGCCGGCGGCTCTGGGCGAATTACTGTCGCCGGCGGCAACTGGGATGGCACCGTTCTCGGCAACACCGGCGGTGCGCAGAACCGAACGATCGCGCAAAATCAACTGCCAAATGTCGCGCCGACCTTCGCCGGAACGTCGCAAACCTGGAACAGCAACCAGGGCTCAATTATCCAGCACACGGGATCGGGGGGTGGCCTTCAGAGCGGCGCCGGAATTACTACTTCCGACATAACGCCGACCGTAACCGTGACACCCGCCGGCACCGTTTCATCGATCAACGGCGGCGTGTCCCAACAAAGCATGGCGACGTTGCCGCCTATGATGATGATTAATTATATGATGAGGATCGCCTAAAAACCTTTTAATAACCGGCGCCGTACACGATGAGCCATGACGCAAGCTTCGAAAGCTGCAAGCCGTAATCTGGTCGGGAGCAAATCGCTCTCGTGCGGTAAAAATACCTCTTCGCTGTAGCCGTCCCACGCCGGGCAGGGACCTTTAGCGATGATTGTTGCTGGAATGGAGAACTTTGCCAGCTGCGCGACGGTGAATCTGTTCCTCTCGTGATTGATCGAAAGCAAGCAGCGCGCGTGTAAGCCGGCCCACCGAAAATAGTCGAAAGCTGTTGCCGTCGGCATCTCAGTGATCGAGTCGACGTTTAGCGCAACATCGAAGCGCTGTTCGGGCGCGCGATAAAGCAGCTTTATCTTGCCATCCGCTGTGGCCTCTGCCTCGCCGGCAAACCAAAGGGCATCAGGGCCGACCACTCGCGCCAGGAAACAAGCTTGAGCTACGATGCCGAGCGGCAGATCGATTGTTGTGTAATCTAACCCCGCGAGGTGCCCGTAATAGGCGGAGCGGCCCATGCCGGGACCAATCTCGACCACGGATCGCGCGTCTGGAACCAACTCCCGAATGCGCGCAATCTGATAAGCAGCAATCCGAGCCCGCTGATGGCTTAGCGCCTCGCACACAAAATCGGACGGGTTTCTCAGTTTGTTGACGGTGCGGCATAAGTCGTCGGCGCCGTAATACAGATCGGTAATCGTCGGATCAGCAAAAATCGGTCGCAGTGCGTCGTTGCCATCGGCGAGCAACGCGATGTGCACGTCGGCTCGGCGAGCATTGTGCGAAGCCCATTGCCCGCGCGCCTTTGGGGCGGCGTCTAGCGCGAGTCGATAGGCGCGGCGCACGCGATCGAGGAATTCGTCTGAGAGATAGGCTTCCACAGCCGCCGATTGCACACGGTGGCGCCTGCGAAGTCAACCGGATCGGAACATGATGGCTTTCCGGTGCTCGCAGAGACGAGAGTACCACATGGTATCTGCGCGCCGGCCGGTCGATTCTCCGCCACGGCGCGACGGCCGCGTTGAGAAACCCGAGCGGCGATTTACGTTCCTACATCTGCTCGGTATAACCGGCCGGCGAAGTACTGCTCGAACGGAACCGCCATCCCGCTATCACCGAGTCGCCGGTCAAAAGCAAAAGCACGCGTGCCTTTCATGCAGCCTGGCGTTTTAGCCCACAAGTCGAGACGGTCCGGGGCGAAGGGCTGGATTGCCAATTTGGTATTGATTTTATGTTCTGTCGCGGCAGGTCTCCTTCTGTCCGAGATTGCCGTGCGCCTATTCGCGCCACAGCCTATCAATGGAATTTTCTTCGACTATGCGCCGCGTGGCTACATGGTCACCAAATCCAAAGGCGCCGCGCTGTTCAGCATTGGAGAAAACAAAGGGATCTATCACTTCGTCTCGCCTCATCTGCGACGATTGCATCCGCCGCCGCCGGGAGCCGCGCGCATTCTTGCTTTGGGCGACTCGTATACATTCGGCTTCGGTCTGCCGGAGCAAGATACCTACATCGCGCGGCTGCAGGAAAAGCTCGATGCCGCCTTCGGAACCGAGCGGATCGCGTTGTTGAATGCCGGCATTTCCGGCAGCGGCACCGCAGAACATCTGGCGTTTCTGGAGGATTTTGCTGACGAAATTGCACCGTCCGCGGTATTCGTTTTTGTCAGTATCGATGATTTCAACAGGGCGCAGCGGTCTCCGCTTTATCGTTTGCGCAGTGCAGAAACGCTGGACCTCGACGCCGGCAGAGTGTCGATCGGCGCGCTGAGAAGAGCCGTCGTCACTTCAGATCTATACAACTTCGCCATAGAGCACCTGCACTTGGCGCAGCTGATCAGGAGGACTCACCTTTTGTTTCTCACTTACACCGCCAAAGCTGCCGCGGCGGAGCAGTTGGGGCCGATCGACAGCTCTGCCGAGCAACAGCGGCTGGCACGGGCGATGTTCCGGCGTATGAAAGCGTGGTGCGATGCGCGCGGCATAAAGCTTGCCGTGATCAATAACGGATGGAGAACGTACGAGTGGTTGGCTGACCTGCTTGCCTCGGAGCAAATTGCAGCTTTCGATGCCGCGCCACATGTTCTACCGGCCATCCTGCACAATCGTGCCGCCTACGAGATAGCGGGCGACGGTCATCCCAATGCGGCTGGTGCCGCGCTCACGGCTGACGCAGTCTGGCCGTTTGTACGGAATTTTGTCACCGAGAATAATTTACAGCGGAAGCGGTGATCCTTTAATCCATCAGGGCGTCGGCGGACGCCGGCGCGCGGCTTCTTAGTCCGCGGGCGCCCGGTGTTGCATCATTTTCGTCAGTTCGGCGTTGGCGAATTGAAAGGAAAGGCGATGGCCTGCCTCGCTGAGGTGCATCGGATCGCCGTAGAGATAAAGACTTTGCGACGGCAGTCCTGATTGCAGAAAGGCGGGCGCGGCATCGTAATAGGCGATGCCGTTCCGGTGCAGGAAGTCGTCGACCAGCGTCTGCGGCAAAAAGCTGCTCTGGTCCTTTGTCCGCACTTGCGCCTCGTAGGGCATGACCAAAACCTCGAAGCTCACGCCGCGGGCCGCCAGCTCCTGGGCAATGTTGCGAAGCGGCCGCAGCGAGTCGCCGATGTTCGACAGCCGCTTCTGGTATTCTGCAAAATCCTGCCTGAAATATCGCATGGATGGATCGGTGAGAACCTTTTTCACGGACAAGTAAAGTTTGGATCGCGAACGCAAATAGCCGTTGGTCGCCAACGCAAATGCCCGAAACGACGAAAACGGACTTGGCGTACCGCCGGTGCCGTCGATCTTTTGGACCGTCGCCTCGATCTCCTGGGCGCTGGTGTCGTAGATATCGTTCAAACAATAGAACAAGAGGGCGGACTTGATGTCGGGTTTTCGCGGCAGAAGCGTGCCGGCCACATTTTCATAATCGTGCAGCCCGTACCCGATCGCCGAGGAATTATAGAACCGAACCTGCGGCATCGCGCGCTGCAGGAGACCGGCAACGGTTTTCGAGGCGTCTACGCCCACGCCAAACGAGACGGAATCGCCGAGGATCAGAACCGCGTCGCCCCCGGTCGGTCCGCGGAATGTCGGATCGATGCGAAAGCCGTTGGCGTCGGTTTGCACCGCGGCCCCGAAGGCCACGCCGCGATAGTCCGGCCTGTTGCCATAGCTGTCGCCGAACGCCCGGGAGATGAACATGCCGCGGCTGATGCCGAGAAAGTTGATACGGGTGAACCAGCGGCAATAAAGCTCGGCCGCGCCCATGATCGACAAGATCAGTGCGGCCGAACCGACGACGAGCAGAACCTTTTGCAGGAACGTGGTCTGCACTGCCTGTTTCGGCATCGGCGCGATGGATGTCATCGCAGCGCGTCTGTCACGCGCCGTTTCAATATGCCCAGGCTGCGCCGGATCGCGCCGTGCGGCTTGATCACGGCATAAAGCTGGCCGTTGGCGTCGCGCGCCCGCGCCGGCATGTCGTCGCGGTGGGTGACGCCCGAGTAGTGACTGATCAGCGACTTGCGCAGCATGCCCGGCTGTTTTGGCTTCGAGCCGCGATGCAGCAGGCGGCCGTGCCAGATCAGCACGTCGCCGCGTTTGGCGATGAACGATCGAACCTCCGCGCCGCGGCGCACGATCTCCGCGTCGATCGCCGGAACGACAAACACTTCCGAGAGCTGCGGCCACTCCGGCCGTGTCGCTTGGCGCCATGGCATGTGTTTGCGCACTTTGCTGCCGCGCATCAGCGGCCAGCGGTGCGATCCGGGCACGTACTCGAACGGGCCGGAATCGGGATGGATGTCATCGAGCGCCATCCACACGGCGGCATACCAGCTGTTGACGTGCGGCGGATTGAGATAGTCGTCCTGGTGCCAGGCGCGCTCGGTGCTGACCCAGCCGGTCAGGCAAAGGTGCAGAAACATCGGCTCGCCGACCAGAGCCTGCATTTCTTTCATGAGCGGCGGATAGAGGGCGAGTTCACGCATCTCCGGAACGTCGAGATAGGGCGTCGGCGAGGGCCAGCCGCCGGGCGCGTTGAACGCCGCACGCCGGCGCGCATAGGCATCCATCAGGCGATCGGGCAGGAAGCGCGGCAGGATCGCGACGCCGTCGCGGCGCCATTCCCGCTGCGCCGGCGTCAGCGCGCGCTCATCGACGCCGCTTTGATCGAGCGGCGGCAGCAAGCGCGGCGACGGCTCTTCGGCCAAGTCGGAAAACGTCAACGCCATCTGAACCCCTCTTCCTTGCCGCCGCGCCATTCCAGGTCCGCAGGGTAGGTCAAGTCAAGAGCCGATTATTTGATTAAACGCGCTGTCAGGGGCCGTCTCCCAGTATCGGTTCAGGCTTTTGCAGCACGCGCCGCAAGGGTTTGGCGAGACGGAAGAATGTGGCGCCGAACGTCGGAAACACCCGCAGCCCGCAAAGCGCGGCGCGAAGAACGGCGCGCTTTGCCGCCGGGACGTGCGGCAGCGCCAACTCGGCCCCCGCGATTGCCGTGACGCGCCGCTCGCCGCCGATGTCCGGATTGCGAACCAGCTCGGCTAGAAAGCCCATGGCGAACCGCGTGCCATAGACCGGCGTCAGATCGGGGTGATCGGCCAGCAGTTTTTGCAGAAAGATCAGGCGCGAAGCGACCATTTGCGTCGTATGCGAGGTGCGCCTGCCATGAAATCGCCAGCGCAGCAGGGGCACGTCGACGAATGCGTTGCTGTAGCCCGCGGCCAACAGGCGGATAAACAAATCGTCGTCCTCGTAGCCGATGAGCCTCTCGTCAAAGCCGTTGACGGCATCGAAGGCGTCGCGAGAGATCAGCGTCGCCGACGGCAGGATACACATGTCGCGCGACAGACATTCGACGAGCGAGCTTCTGTCGCGATCGAGCGATCTGACGTGCAGGAGCTGCTTCTGAAAAACCGTGCCGCTTTCGTCCATGGCGTCGGCATCGCTGAACGACCAGCCGAGCGTGGGGTTGCTGCGAAACGGGCCGATCAGTTCTTCAAGATGACGTGGGTGCCATAGGTCGTCCTGGTCGAGAAAGGCGAGCAGCCCGGACCGTGCGGCCTTGGCTCCAGTGTTGCGCGCCGACGACTGCCCGGCATTGGCTTTGCGCAACAGGCTGATGCGATTGTCGCGGTGCGCCAGCGCTTCAACCACTTGGGCGCCGTCATCGGTCGAACCGTCGTCAACGACGATGATCTCGGACGCGGGATACGTTTGGGCGAAGACGCTGTCGAGACAAGAATCGATCCAGCGCGCGCCGTTATAGAGCGGAATGATGGCCGCGACGGAGAGGTCCTGCATCGCCTGTTCCGGCTCCACCAGAGCCTCTTTGTCTATCCGATTGCATCGCGCTGTTCACCTCAAGTCAACTGGATGAAAACGCATGACCGTGCAGATCCCCTTGTCTCAAATCGGCGACCCGGCGTCTTTTGCGGCCCGCGTCGCGGCTTTTCGCCAAGCCAAGCTCGACCACCATGCCACGGTGGGCGAGCCGTCACCGCGCGAACACGACCTGGTCGAGGCCTGCGTCAAACGGGTGCCGCGCAGCGAAGTGCCCGACAATTACGAGATCGTGCCTTACGAAGTGGTCGACGACCGTCTCTCACTGCGGGCGCGCAAGGACGCGCTCATCCATGACGTCAGCTGCGAGGAGCACGCGCTCCTAGTGGCCTCGATGCCGCCCGGCAAACGGCGGTTCGATGGGCTCAAGGCCGGCGATCTTCTGCGCAAGCCGGTGACCGAGCGCTCCGACGCCGAGCAAAAATTCCTTGCCGATCGCGATGCGCGCCTTGCCCGTGAGGATGCCATCCAGCGCCACGCCGCACAGCTGATGAGCGACATCGAAGACCTGAGCGAAGACACTATCGGTGCTTGGCAGCCGGCGCCATTCCCGGACCCCTGACCCCTGGCTCCTGACTCCTGACACCTGACCCCCTGAGGCCTGAGATCATGACCGCAACGCAACTGCAGTTCCGCCGCGGTACTGCGGCGCAGATGGCGACGTTCACCGGCGCGCCGGGCGAAGTCGTCGTCGATACCAGCAACAATCGCGTGGTCGTGCATGATGGCACGACCGCCGGCGGCTGGCCGGCGGCGCGGATCGCCGAAGTCGCGCCGCAATGCGGGCGGCTGTCCTACGTCAGCGCCACGCAGATCAAGTTCGCGCCGTTCAACGGCGGCAGCGTCAAGATCGCCGGGCTCCTTTATGCGATCCCGGGCGCCGGCGTCACCGCCGCCAACACCTCGGTTTACCTGAACGGCACAGCCGGCCAGAATCTCGCGGCTTCGACGCTTTTCTATGTTTACCTGTTCAACAATGCCGGCACGCTGACCATCGATTTTTCGACCACCGGCCATGCTACCGACGCCACGACAGGCAACGTCGGCGTCGAGATCAAGAGCGGCGACAACTCGCGCACGCTGATCGGCATGGTCTACACGAACGGATCGGCGCAGTTCTCCGATACGCAACAATTCCGTGGTTTGGCGAGCTGGTTCAATCGCCGGCTCCGATCGCTTGTCGGCTTCAGCACCAGCAATGCTCAAACCAGCAGCACGACGTCATGGGTCGAGCTGGACAGCAGCAAACGTGCCGTTTTCGTGACATGGGCGGATAGCGACATTCTGACGTACATTGGAGGATCGGCCTCCAATACGACGACTGCCAATGCCACGGTGTATGACGCCGTAGGCGTGGACGGAACGACTGCTCTTGCAGCCGAAGGTTCGATTTCTCCGCAGGCGACGAATCTCGGATGGGGCATTGCGAACGTGCTGGCCTACGCCGTTAGCGAGGGCAACCACTACATAACTCCGCTCGGCCTCGTCACCGGCGGGACCGGCAGCTACTACGTCGGCGTTGGAGGGCTGTTGTCCATATGAGCACGATCATTGGTCCGACTTTTACTTCTGAATTGGCCGCAGTCGGTCTGCTCGGCGTGCCGTGTTCGTGGTCGCCGGACGGCACCTACGACATCGCGCAGCTGACGGCGGCGCAGCAGCAGACATTTCAGCAGGTTCTTGCCGCGCATGATCCGAGCAAGCAACTGCCTGCAGTCGTAGCGTATCTGCAGTTCCGTGCGCTGTTCACGGCGGCGGAAAACCAGGCCATCATGGCCGCTGCGCAGGCCAATCACGCCGTACTCGATTGGCTGCTGCAGGCCGTCGGCGCCAGTGAAATCAATCTCGGTGATGCGCAGGTGAAAGCCGGCTTGGATGCATTGGCCGGCACTGGCCTCATCACCGCAGCGCGCGAGGCGGCAATTCTCGCCAATCGGCCGCCGCCGGCGCAGTAAGCGGAAATGCACCCGGTCCCGGAACGGCAGGCGAATAGCTGTGCCAAACGCAGCCGCAGCTTCTGCCTTCGAGAGATGGCGGCATAGCGTCTGATCGCGCGCGCCCGTTCCCGGCGCAGCTCCAGCAAACAACCAGGTGACCGATGCGAGCGCTTCTCGCCGTGGCGGTGCTTTGTGCACTCGCGACCGCGCGTGCCGAAAGTCTGTCCGCCAGCCGACCGGGCGTGGCGAGCTGCTACGGCCGCGAACACCATCAAGTCCGCACCGCCGCCGGCCAAAACTACGATCCGTCGCGGCTGACCGCGGCGCATCGCTCGTGGCCGTTCGGCACCCGCGTTCTGGTCTGCAATCGGTCGCGGCGCGCTAGCGCGGTGGCTGGGGCGGCCGCGAGCGCGCGGCGCTGCATAACCGTCACCATCAACGACCGCGGGCCGGCGGCCTGGACGCATCGCGCCATCGATCTGTCGCTCGGCGCCTGCCGTGCCATCGGCAACCGCGGCCTGGCGCGAGTCTTTCTGCAAATCGTCGGAGGTCCTCATGAACCGCGTTCTCGCGATCGTTCTCGCCGCCACGCTCGCCGCGGCAGTTGATGCTGCTGCGCAGACCTCAACCGAGCGTCAGGCCTGCAAGCCGGACGTTTTCCGGCTGTGCTCTGCCGCCGAAATCGCCGCGGCTGCGCTCGGCGACCGCAGCGGCATCTACGCCTGCTTCCGCGCGCATCGCAGCGACGTGTCGCCGGCATGTGATCGGGTCCTGAAAAGTCACGGGTATTGATGATGCGTACCATCGTCGCTGTTGCGCTTGCACTTGCGCTGGCCATGCCGGCTTCTGCCCGCGATGGCGGTCGCTTTGCCGCGTCGCCGCTCAAACCGTGGTTCGATCAGCTCAAAAGCGGCAAAGGCTTGTGCTGCAGCTTTGCCGACGGCGTCACGGTCGAAGACGTCGATTGGGACGTCCACGACGGCCATTACCGCGTGCGGCTGGACGGCGAGTGGCTCGCCGTTCCCGATGCCGCGGTCGTGGCCGAGCCGAACCGCTACGGCCGGGCCGTGGTGTGGCCGTATCAGGACGCGAGCGGCGCCACCCAGATCCGCTGCTTCATGCCCGGAGCCGGTACATGAGCGAGGCCCCACAGACTCGCCGCGATGCGGCGGTGCGACGCGCATGGCTGCGCGTGCTCAGGGCTGACATACGCGCCTACGCGGCCAAATGCGATGCGCTCGCAGCCGAACAAACAGCCGAACAAATGCAACGAAAGGAGAAGAACCCATGGCGATCATTCCGCTCGTCGCCGACATCGCGCATTTCAATCCGGTGAATTTTTCCGAACTGAAACAGGCGGGCTTTGTCGGCGTCATCCACAAGGCGCGCCAAGGCGTTGCGGTCGGCGACCCGAAATATGCCGCGCGCATGGCCGCAGCGAAGAACGCCGGCCTGCGCTGGGGCGCTTATGACTTCGCCACGCATGACGACGTCGCCGCCAACGTCGCCGCGTTTCTCGCCTACGCGCGGCTCGATGACGCCGACAGCGCCTGGCTCGATTTCGAGGACAATGCCCATTCGCAAATGACCGGCGAGCAAGCTTACGAATTTCTCGATCGTGTTGCGCAAAAGCGCGGCCGCGCCTGCGGCATCTATGGCGGCAATCGCATCCGCGAACAGGTCAAGCCGCACGCTGCCAAATGGATCGACATGGCCGCGGTCGCGCCGCTGTGGCAGTGCCGCTACATCGGATCGCAGCCGGCGGACAACGCCGAGCTGTTCCGGCGCGTGCCGCCGATCCCGCCCTGGACCAGCAATTTTTTGCTGCAATACACGGGCGACGGCGTCGGGCCGCGGCCGCATAGCGCGCCAGGACTGCAAAACGGCGCCGATCTTAATGCCTTCAACGGCGCCGCCGCAGAGCTTGCGGCGGCCTGGTCCGGCGCGCTGCGCGCGGCCGCCGCGTAACGCTGTTGCGTAGAGTGGGTTAGCCGCGAAGCGGCGTAACCCACCATGCCGCTCGGTGGGTTACGCGCTGCGGCGCTACCCATCCTACGATTCCACAAAGCAACGGAGCATTGCCATGACCAACAGTCAGGGTACGGCGAAGGCTGCGCCGGCGATCGATCGGCAGAAAGTCGAAGCGGAGATTTCCTGGCTCGGCGCGCGGCTGCGCGAACCATCCACCTATGCGGGGCTGTCGTCGCTTGCCGCCGCGGCGGCGTTGTTTCACCTCATCCCGTCGGGCGACGGCGCCGACCTCGTCAAATACATCACCATGATCGGCATGGGCGTAGGCGGCCTGATCGCCATCCTGCTGCCCGAAGCCGGCCACGCCAAATCGAGACTTCCGGGCCCGAGCATCAGTTCGGCCGCTGTGATCGCGCTTGCGCTGGCACTGGCGTCAGTCGTCGCGATCAACCCGGGTTACGCCCAGCCCAAGCTGCCGATTCCGCTACTGAAGCCGAAACCGGCCGCGGTCCTGCCGGCACCGGCACACTCGGGCGATCCGCTGTCGCAATTCATGGATCAGCTCGAGAAAGTGAAGGCAGAGAACGTCGCCGCGGTCATCGCCGACATCCAGGCTGCCGACGCCGACGCCGGCGCGGTGGTGACGCCGGCGATCCCCGCTAATCCAAACGCGACGCCGCCGACGGCTGCAATCGACGCGGTCGTTCGCGATCCGATCGCGCATGCCTGCTACCCGGCGCTGATCAAATTTCTGCAGTCGACGCCGACGTTCCAGCCGGCGTCCGGCAAGCTGGTTGGCTTTCAGCTGTTTCAGCGCAAACGCGATTTCGTGGCACAGCTCAAGGCCGGACTGCCGACTTACCTGAAACTCGGCTGCGCGCCGTTGCTCGGCGACGAAGTCAATACCTTGATCCAGACCATGGCGATGATCGGGGTGAAGATCGCGCCCGCCGGCCTCGCCGCGATTTGTCCGCCCTGCGCCGCGGCCGCCGCGCCGATCGCGCTGCCGGCGCTGACCTTGACGCCTTGATTGCGGGCGATCGCCATGATCACCGACGTCGACTTGGTTGCGGCCTGCGCGGCGACCTACAAGCTGCCGCCGACCGTGCCGGTGCCGGCAAGCGGCGTGAACTGCCGCGTCACCGCCGAGTTCAGCGGCGGCGACGGTGCGCTCGTCGTCGCCTTTCGCGGCTCGGTCACCGTGCAGGATTGGCTGCGTGATTTTTTCTTTGCGCCGATCGCGGTGCGCGAGCATGCGCAGCTCGGCCGCTGTCATGCGGGCTTTCTCGACGCTGCCGAGAGTATCCTCGATGCGCTGCTGCAAGAGCTGGGGCGCTCTTCGGCGACGCTGCCGGTCCTGGTCACCGGGCACTCTCTGGGTGGCGCGCTCGCCGTCGGCGTCGGCGCATTGCTGAAGCTTGCCGGCCGGCCGCCGGCGGCGATCGTCACCTTCGGGGCGCCGCGCTTCGGCATGGCGGCTTTCGTCGCGTGCTTGAAGGACGTGCCGGTGCGCCAATACGTGCGCGGCAACGATCCGGTGCCGGCGGTGCCGTTCGACGTGCCGCCAGAATGGGCGTTTCTCGACAGCCGCGATCCGCCGATCCGCATCGGCAAAGCGCAAGCCGACCGTTTCGCCTGCCATCACATCGAAGGTTACATGGCCGACGTCGCCGCGTATCTGGCGCGGCACGACAAACAGGAGACTGCTGCCTGATGGCCGGCAAGCTCGACGACATCAGCGAAGCGATCGGACGGTTACGCGCCAGCGTCGCCGATATTCAGCGCCGCATTGCCGATAATCAGAAGCTGCAGGAACGGCGCTACGCCGAGCAACGCACCGCGCTCAACGATCTCGTGCAAAAACTCGACGAGCATGCGGCGTCGGTCGAGGCGATACGGCCGACCGTCGCCGCACTCGAGCTGGCGCGTTCAAAGCTGGTGACGTGGGCGTCGATTGGGTTTGCCAGCGTTGTTCTGCTGGGCTGGATCGTGGAGGCCGCGATCAAATGGGCGGTGACCGCGACGCTCTCGCACTTTCAGTAGCGGTTAGCGACAGTCGTTAACGACGAGCCCGGCGCGGCTGCGCACCGCGCCGGGCTTCGTCAGATGGCAAAGGCGCGTTCGGCTACAGACGCCGCCCGAACCCGCCGCGCATGCCGCCCGCAATCAGCGAGACCAGGAACAGCACGATCGCAACGAAGAACACGATCTTGGCGATACCGACCGCGGCGCCGGCGATACCGCCGAAACCCAGAATGCCGGCAATCAACGCGACGATCAAAAGCGTAACGACGAGACTGAGCATAGGTGCGCTCCCTAACGACTTGTTCGCGCAGTCAACTCGCAACAGGGCAGGGCGGTTCCGTCTGACGCGCGGAAGTTCCCGCGGCGGCGCAGGGCTTTAGGCCGTAACCGACGAGAGCCGGAGGCGCAGAGCCAGAAGCGACCGATCCAGCGCGGCCTAAATCTGATCTGGATCGTCCTTGGGCGGAAACAACAGAACGCCCAAAACAACGGCCAGCGCGATCGCCGTGTAAATGTGCGCCTGGGATTGCTGCAGCGCCAGCGCGATCTGGCTGCACAGCCGATCGACGGCAAGAAGAATCGAAGCGGGATCGCCCATCGTCGTGAGCCCCTCAATGCTCGGCAGACGGGTTGCACGTGAAGCGTGGGTCTCTTGCGGGGCGAAACGAGCGAAAATGTGGCTAAGCGGGCTACGGGCAAGCCGTCGGCTGGCGGAACCCGGCGCGGCGCACATCCGGTCGCGTCGGCACAAACCTCCCCGTTGAAATACTGAGGCTGCGACCCCGTCCGACCGCACATCTCAGCCTCATTGCCTCAGCATTTTCCGGAAGACCGCAGCCCATTCCTGACATTCACAACGGAGGCGACGCGTGCTGAACCGACAGCCTCGCGGCGGCTCGCGCGCGCCTGCGCCCATCGAGCCGATCAATACCGTTCTCCGGATTGCAGCCGAGGGCCTGGTGCTCGGGGCCGGCACCGTGCTGCTGCCGGCAGACGGTCCGCGGCAACTGCGCACCACGAAGGGCTATGAAGTCCGCGTGCTGGCGCTGCTGTCGGCCGCTTACGGCAGAGCCATCGATCCGGCCGTGCTGGGCAACATCGAGCGCGCCGCCAAGGCCTGGAACGCGGGCGACGATTGTCTCGCCTACATCCACTTGGCGCACGCCCGTCTCGGCGAGCTGCCGTACCCGCACGATGCCGCCGAGCGCCTCGTCATCGTCGACGCTTTCCTGAAAGCCGGCGGCAGCCCGCGGACTGTATTCAAAGGATTGAAGCTCGACGCCCCGTACATCGAAGCGCTCGAGAAACAGTACAATCCCGAGGAACTCCGCGTCCCGGCCGGCAGCGGCAAGCCGAGCGGCGAGTGGACGCGCGGCGGCGTGGACGCCGCAAAACTCCCGGTGCCGGCCTTCGCGCCGCGCGTCGGCGCGCCCGGCGCTGCGTCCTGGCTCAGCAGGCTTGCGCCATCCGTCCTGGTCTCTCTCGGTCGCTTCGCGCTAACCCTCATCACCGGCGCAGGCGGAGCCGTCGCGACCTTCTGGCTGCTGTTCATTCCATCATCGAACGACATTCACGTCGAAGGCGAAGTCGAGGGGGTGCCCGGCCTTCGTTATTCCTGGAATCGCGACGAGGCCGTTATCCAGTTCACATACAATGCACCTGACGGCACGCGGCGCACATTTACCGCGTGGCGGCAAGGTGACAAAGTCCGCGATATAAACGAAAAGGTTATCGGCCGAGTGCTGCCGGGCGACATTGTCGCGTTCGATCTGGCGGCGATCGCTCCCGATCTGGTGAAGCAAAATGATCCGAAACTCTGCCCGGAACCGCCGGTGCCCGACAGACCAGGCAGCGATCAGGGTAAATCCTACGAGGAAAACAGATCGAGACAGTATGAAGATTACATTAAAAAATTCATCAATGATCCACCCACCCCCAGTGGGTTGGTCTACGAGCTACCGAAGAAGGATGGGGAGCCGGTCACTTACGACGATTGCCAGAGAAACAGTGGTATCCTGATCGAAATCAAAGGGCCAAGATACGCATATCTCCTGCAGTATCCCGAACCAAGAGAGTCGATAGAGAAAGAGTTTCTAGACAAAGCTGAAAGACAGGTCGCGGCGAGTGACGGGCGGCCGATCGTCTGGATCTTTGCCGAACCGGAGGCGGCAAAGTATGCGCAAGAACTCTTTGCAGATCCCAAATACCCCGAGTTGCACGGAATCGTTGTTATCGACAAGCGATGGGAGCGAGAACCGAAATGAGCGAGCCGTATTATACATATGGAATTTGCTCGATTTGCGGGGTGCGCAGGGAATCGCCAGCCTCCTTGGACACGAGGTTTGTGCAGACGCTCGATTCTTTGAGCAGAATTGATCCGCTTTATGCGAATTGGTCGATCATTGATGCGCACGCCGTGTCATCGAGTCCTCTCGCTGCAGCACGATCACGGATTGTGGAGATCATCGAAAACAATGTCGCACGCGACGATGCCGGCGGGCCCGATCCAGACTTTGGCTATTATGTAACGGCAAGAACAAAAAAGAATATAAACCCGCGAAACGTGAGCTTCAGGGTTGTGGCCGGCGGAAAACGTAGCAGCAGTACGACGCTTGAGGTCGGCGATTACAAGGTGGCGCCTGATCTGGCAATCGTCACCTATCCCCGCTTTAAGGCGGCGTTGCTCGCGATCATTGCGGCTTGGCACCCGCAATACGCGTTCGCCTACGCCCACAGGGTGGGCTCGGTCCTCGTGCCGATCAAGCTAGGGAGCCTGGAAGCAAACCAGGTGAAAGGCGTGCGGCAGGTCCCCGGCGATCCGACGTTTCCAGACGACTTTTACATCCCCTGGCTTCTCTATCTCTCAGCCCCGTGCGTCGCCAGACTTAAGGTGACGTCCGAAATACAAACGCAGCGCACCCCCGACGGCGGATTGCTGATGATTGCAGCCGAAGATCGGCTCGACCCCGCCAACCCCGCCCATATAAGATGCGCACGAGTTCTCGCCGAGACGCTGATCGCGTGCAGGGGCTACTCATCGAAGCACGCTTAGCGCGTGATCTCAGCCCATGAATTGTATGGCTCATTATTTCACCTTGACGCGTGCCAAGCACGCATGGGAACATAACAAGAACTCGCGTCGGGGCGCAAATCGGGCCTCAAGGGTATCACAGTCGCTTACGTTCCCTGGGTAAGGAGCGGCCGATGATGACGACGATAAATTATCGCTATTTCGTCCGGGGTCGGTGGGTAGGTCGGGCCGATGAAAAGCCTGCTGTCATCGGGGAAAAGTTCTTGCAGACGCTCGATGCACTGGGTGGCATCGCCTCCCTTTTTGAAGGTTGGCAGTTCACCGGGGCTTGGCAGATCCCCGAAGAGCATAGATCAGAATTCGTGCCGCTTGCCATCGGGCGCAAACGCATTGCTGAGATTGTTGAAAGCGGTGTCTACGTGGACGACTTTAACAAACCCTGTCCAGAAAATGGACATTTCGTGATAGCCGTGGCCGGGGCGAGAGGTCCTCGCCATGTGTCGCTTGCAGCATCGTCCAGCGACCAGCACTTCGAGCTTTCGTTAGGAGAATACGATCTCCCATCCGATTTATCGATCGTGACGTATCCGTTGTTCAAGGCCGCGCTGCTCGCCATCAGTACGGTATGGGATGCGCAGTGGGCTTACGCGACCGCATACCGAAATGATGCGGTCATGGTTCCTATCGATTTCGGGCCCGGCGTCCCGGCGTTCAGAGTAGATAGCGCTCTTCAGGTCCCCATTGACCCGACGTTCCCCAAATCAGTTTTTCACGTGCCATGGATCATTTACCTGTCGGCACAGCATGCGGCTGACCTCAAGGTGTCTCCCGAAATCCTCACTGAACGCACCCCCAAGGGCGGGTTGCTGATGAGTGCCACTACGGACAGGCTGAATCCAACCGACCCCGAGCACGTGCGGCGCGCGCGCATTCTCGCCGAGACCATGATCGCGTGCACTGGTTGGCAGCCGCGCGGCGGGAGCGGCTGATTGGCCTAGCTACGACGGTAAGCGCTTTCCCCGATGGCGAACCCGAAGGAACGGTCAACGATTTCGGTTGACGCGCGACAGACTCTATGGGAACATAACAAGAACATAGCCGTAGGAGTGCGGGCGGTGAGCGATAGCGATGACATCGCCGAAAAAGCACGCCGCTTGGCGAAGAAGCGCGCCTTCGACTCAAGGCGCTTCCTCGCGGTGCTCGATCGCGGCGCGTACATCGACGTCGACCCTGGGACGGTTCCGGCCGCCGAACGCGAACTTGTTTTGCCGGCGCTCCGGGCAATGGTGAACGCGCAAAACGGAGTTGTTCGGGTCAATGCAGCGTCAGCGTTGCTGAAGTTCGGTGATCCTCTCGGCTGCGCGACATTAGTCGATTGCCTGCAGTCGCAGCAGCCCGAGACGCGCCGCGGCGCATTAGACCGCTTGATCAGCTCCGGCATTGGCAATCGAACACGGTCTTACAGCCTAGCAATTGACGCCGGCGCTATCCTGACGGCCCTTGAACCTTCGGTCGCCGATGCCGATCCCTGGACACGCGAACGCGCGCTAATGGTGATGAACTACCTGGCAACACCGCGCGCCTTTGACCGCTTGGCGCAACTCCTTGAGGACAGCCGCGATGATGTGCGCGCGGAAGCTGCGATAGCGCTCGGGCGATCTGGCCGGGACCGTGGCGCCGTGTTCGTCATCGAGGAGATGCTGGCCCGGCCAGATTTTCCGCGACGCCCGAAACACTATCATCTCATCGTCGCGTTGGAACGTTTGTGCGAGAGCCACGATATAGAAACGCGAGCGCGCGCGGGAGCCGTGGCTGTGCGGTTTGTGCGTCGTAATTTGGCGAGCGGGTCGGAAATCGCCAATCACGTCTGGAATTGCCTTAAGGCGGTCCGCAAAGCTCAATTACCCGAAGAAGCCGATCTCTTGCGGGGCGTCATCGCCTCGAAGGTGGAATGGTATATCCGTGGCGAGGCTCTCAAGCGGCTCGCGCAACTCGAAGGTCGGAATGGCATTCCGCGACTCCTCTCGGCACTTTCTGATCCTGATTTACGCGACGCGGCATTAGACGGGTTGGGAGCGCTTGTCGACGGTGCAGTCGATCCCATGATCGTCGACACGCTCGCCCGGGAAATTGCGCGCGAAGGCGCGAAGAATATCTCAGTTGTTGTGCGGACGTTTCTCGCCTGCGGCGGACAGGCGAAAGCTCTCGCGGCGGACATTCAAGCGCGTCTAGACTCGAAAACAGCAATGGTGGTTCACTGGCTGCTGAACGACATCGGACCAAGGGAGGTGGTCGCGAAGCTACGGCGAGCGTGTGGCGACAAGGAAATAAGCGAAGCAGCGATCGAGAAGCTCGAGGAAAAGTGGCGGGCGGATTTTAATGGTGAGTTGTTCGTTTGGAACATTCTTAGCGAACCACCGAATTGTCTGACCGCAGTGGTCTGCAAGACAGTTACGTCCCCTGCCGAGCACGAGCGCCTCATCGAAGACCTAGCCAAGATAACCAATGGCCGTTTCGACGTTGAGGATGTCGCGCAGGTCGTTGAAACGAGTGGCGAAGAGTTGCGGCTGCTGCTCGTTCACCGGGGCAAAGGATATTCGTTTTCGATTCAACACGAAGGACGGTGGCGCAATCTTTCAGGCGTGCTTCAGGGACTCAATGGCATACTGGAAGGTCTCGGCATGCCGGACCGCTTCATCGAGCTTGGGGAAGGCGGTTACGAATGTGCGGTCGTGACCTTTGTTCACGCTGAGAAGTTTCTGGCTGCCGCTCGCGAGCTGCATATTCAGATCGCGAAGACTGCGTAA